AACGTGACGGGGACTACCACGCCGGCCAGTTTGCTGGCTTCATACGCCTGGTAGGCCATGTCTTCATAACCAAAGCCGTCGCGCATGGCGCTGATCTTTGTTTTAAACTTGCGTTCCCATGCAACCACTACGAATAGGTTGGTGTTCACCTCGTAGGGTTCCATGCCGGTACGCGTGACGCGGTAGCGCAGCTTCATAATGTTTCCTTTCGTGTCGGGCCGCTAGGCCATTACGGGTTTGTGGTGTCCTCGGTGTAGGTGCCGCCACGGAAAACAATGTCGATGGTGGACAAAGTGCCAAGCTGTGCGTTCAGCACCGGCAGTTCCTCGAGGTAGCAGTTTGTCAGTACGAAACCTGGGTTTGTGGCACTGTCCACGGCGCTGGTTGGCTGCACGCGAACGGTGGTCTGTGTGCCGACCAGGCTCTTGAGCGTGGCGTAGGTTTCGCTGGCGGCGTAGCTCATGTAAAGGGTTACGGTCAGCTCATGATTGCCCATGCCCGAAACGTAGAAGCGGTTAGGGCTGGCAAAGCTCGAGGACTCTTGGGCCTCGTAGCGAACCAGCAGCTGCGCGGCCGTGGCCTGATCCTGCAAATCGACGCTGTTAATCGTGACTTTCGGCTGGGCGAGGTAGGTTTCAGTGGCCATTTTTTAGCTCTCCGTTTCTGAATCTTCGTCTGCTTTCTTAGCAGATTTTGAGGGTTTACGTGGGGACTCTTTAATAAAGCCGCCTGCGAGCAGGGCGGCCACGTTGGTGCCTGGGCGCGGCTCGAACGGTGCGCCTGGGGTGCCGACTCGAGGGCTGCCGATTTCGTACATGGGTTTAACCTGCCTGGACTTGTAGGTTGATATTCAGATCATACGCCGGCAGCTCGACACCACCAATGAGGGCGACGGTGGGCCTGCCGTCAGTCACGCCTATGCCGCTAGTCATGACGCGGGCCGCCAGGTTCAGCACGGTGCGCTGTGCGTCCAGGTTGTTGGGGCCTAGGCCGATACAGCGTACTGGAAACGTCATTTTGGCCACGTTGGTATTGAACGCTTCAAAGCTGGGCGCGTCCACGAACACACACGGCGGGCGTAGGTTCCGCGGGTCGGTGACCACCTGCATGCCCGAAATGGTGGCGAGTTTGGCCGCGATACTGTCCAGGCCCTCGTTAAACAGGTCTGTGAACGCCGCTACGGCCATTTAGGCGACCTGTGGCCTGTCGATACCCAACAGTTGTTTAATCACGCCTGACAGCCCTGTGACGGCTGCAGCGCCCTGCTGTTCAAAGCTGGCGAAACTGTCGATACTGCCCCGCTGGCGGTACAGCATGCCGCCGTACTGGATTGTCCCCAAATCAACGGACAGGTTAGGCACCGTGGTGTATGAATCGACGTAGCCGGCCTCTTGGCGGCGGCGGTAGCAGAACGCGTTAGCGGCCGCGGCGCACTGTGTCAGGAAGGTTTGGTCTGCGACGGTGGCGACAGGGATACCTAACCAGTCTTCGATATCGCCGGCGGTGATCCAGGTACAAACGCCGGTGGTCAGGGTGCCGTATGGGCTGACTGGTTCGCGGGCTACGTCTGTGCCTGAATCGTAAAACGCCACCTGGTTAGGAATGTCCACAGCCAGGTTTTGGATCAGCTGGCCGTATTCGTCCACGCCGGTAACCAAATGCTGTGGCAGTGCGTACACCTGGTAGGTGCCGTTTAGGCCGTGGTTTAGGCCGGCGATGGTTACGCTGTCACCCACGTTTAGTGGGGCGTTGGTGAGCAGCGTAACCACGCCGTAGTCATCGGTGCGTTGCTGGTAGGTGATGCTGTAAACGCTCACGGCGTTTACCTGCTTTCTGGACTAGGCCAGTGCGATTTTCTGCACCTGGGTGTTGTCCGCGATGAAGGTTGCAACGTAGCTGTAGTAGGAGAACACGCGGCCGAGCGTCGAGGGCGATTCGACGGACATGATGCCGCGCACCTGCTCGTAGAACTCGATTGCCTGGCCACGGGCCACCACCATGGTGTTGGCGGCAAAGTTGTTGTCAGCCACCAGGCGCAACCCGAACGGGTTGAGGCTGGCGTAGGTCATGCCGGTTGCTGCGCCTGCAGCGTTTACGCCCATGAGGCCAGCAGCGCCGGCGTACGGGAACAGTGGGCGCTTGTCCACGTCAAGCTGGCGGCCCAACAGTTCCCACACGTTGGGGCTAACGAAAATGTGGTCAGGGGCAAAGTTCGTTGCCGACAAGATATTGACAGCCGCACCGTACAGGGCGGTCATCAGGCTTTCGGGGTTGTCCTGATCCACTGTCCAGGTGACACCGGAGACTGCGCCGCCGGTGGTGATTGCGTCAGCCGCGATGTTGTCGGTGGCAATCAGGTATTCGCCGGCAAGATCGTTGAGGACGATCTGCAAAGCGGCGGGGTCTGTGAAATCGATGTCCTGGGCGCTCAAGGTGACTTGGCCGGCAACTGTCTGCTTTTGTACCGTGTTGGCGGCAATAACCATGGTGGTGGCGCTCACCGGATCAAACTCGGCAGACTGCACAGCTGCGCTTGTGTGCGTGGTGATCGTCGGACGGGTGAACGTCTTTGACGGGGTGCCAGGCATCGCGCGAGCGCCAACGGCATTGACCACCGGCCTGATGAAGTTCAGATCTTGGAAGACAGGCCCGAGCACGATCTGATTCAACAAACCAGGGGTGTTGGTGGTGGCAACGTCGCCGGCAGCGGCCTGCAAAGCAGACTGCTTGGATTTGCTGGCCTCGACGAACGCTTCATTAACGCGGTGCCATACGTCGCCGCCTGTGTGGAACGCGGCCAAGTATTCGGCGGCGCTCGGAATGTCAAACTTGCGCTTAGCCTGCGCGTGGATAGGGGCAGTCGGAACCATTTCGGCATCGACGGCGGCGGCGGTATCTTCCATGGGTGGTTTCTCCTCTTGCGGGGTTTCTGGGTTGTCGGTCGATGCGTCGGGCTGGCTGGCCTTTACTTCGGTGATAGTAGCACCAGCAAATGCCGGAATGGGGACAAGTGACAGCTCGAGCCATTCGGCCTCAAGCACCGTGATACGGCCTTTCTCGTCTTCCTCGAAACGAATCGGGTTTACGCCCACGGATACGTCGAAAACGCCGTCAGCTGCCAACGTCAGGGCCTCGTCGCCCAGGGCGGTTTTGCTGATCCGCATTTCGGCCATCATCGCGCCCTCAACCTGGACACGCTCGGCCACAATGCCGACAGGCTTAGTGCTGTCGTGGTACATGAAAACGCGGGGCGCTTTGCCGTCCACCGGCAGACTGTCCTGCATGAAACGAACCTGGGTGCCGTCGCTCACCGTCGCCCAAGTGTCATATGGGACGGCCACAGCCGTAATGGTGCGCCCTGGTTCGCCGTCTTCGCCGGCCTGGGCGTTTACCTGAATGGAATCTGCTACAAGTCGGATCATGCCAAATCTTCCTGTGTGTTTTCTTGTGGTTGTCGGCCTGTTTCGGGAAGTTCCGACTCGAGGTAATATTTTTCTGCGTCAAACTCTACATAGGTTCCGCGGGGCAGTTGTTGGCTTAACGCGTCTTCAATACATTGGGCGTACACGGAAGTGCCGAACAGCCACAGGTCGCGGCGGGATTGTTCGCTTGACTGGTAGCTGTACGATCCGGTGGACACGCCCACAAGGTAGGGCGGCACGTTGCACACGCGGGCCATTTCAAGCGCCGAATAGTTCGAAGATTCGATCAGTAGCATTTTGTCAGGCGTGGCGTTAGACGGTTCGTAAGTCAAAAACTCGTTTAGCGCAGCGGTCTGGTTCGTTGCTCGAGCCGCATTGAACGCGGCGGCAAGGTCTTGCAGCTCGGCCGCGCTCAAAGGTTCGCCGCCTGTCTGCTTCAAAACGCCGGCAGGGATAGCACTTGACGCGTTGCGGCTGCGCGCCGCTTCGATCTGCAGCGCCGTTTCCAACGGGGTGAACGCGCTATAAATGATCCCCTGCAACGGGCTGACAAGCTGCACCACGTTTTGGTAGTCCAGTTCGCCGCCCTGGAAATAGATTTCCTTGGATTTGCCGAACCATACGGGGCCGGCCATGTCTTCGGTTGTCACTGATCCGGCCGGCAAGCGCGTTGCCTGGGCCATGTAGCCGTCAGTGGTGCGGGCCGTAATGTAGAGAAAAGCGCGTCCGAAAAATAGAAGATCGTCCAGAATCCATGACCACAGGTAGCTGTTCGGCATTTCAGGGTCAAGCTGGGAAAGCCAGCTGCGTGGCTCTAAATAGATTTCTTCCATTTCTTCGCCGTTCCATTGGCGGCGATACATTTTCAGCTCGAGCGTGGAAAGGATCGCCGCGTGCAAGTCGCGGGCGCGGGAAACGGTCGGCACCTGCATAAAACGATTACGCAGGTCACCTTCAATGTAGCTGTAATACTGGCCGATCATGCCCTTGCCGGCCTGGTTCCCTGAATACCAGTTCACGCCACCAGCAGCGGCGGCTTTGCTCGGCATTGGGGAAATGGCGGCTTTGTTCACTTTGCGAAATACAGCCATGGGTTTAGTTTGCCACTTTCCTGGTTCCAAGGGGTGGACTAGGCCGGCGAGTCCCGACGAAACGCCAGCCTAGCCCAGCCGCCACGTTACTACTTGGCGACAACCAGCATGGGCTTGCCGCCCATATTTGGTTTCGATTCGAGGGCCGCGGCCCACACCATGCAACGCGCCAGGGTGATGTCGCCAGGGCTACGCGTCGATGACAGGGCGACACTGCCCTGGTGCTTAACCATTACGGCGCGTTCGACATGTTCGCCCAGGCTGGCTTCACCGTGGTGGCCGACCTTGTTTTCGATAATCATGCTGCGCACTGTCAGCGTCCATTTCAACAGTTCGCGGTAGCCGACGATGACACGCCGGCGCTCGAGGGCGGGCGGGCAGTGGATCTCAAGGCTGGGCGGTATCGCCAGGCGCAGTTGTGGGGTTTCTTTCATCATGGTTTCGACGCGCCGCCACATTTCGGCCTGTGTGTCCACGTTAAACGCAACGCCCACCATGGTTTTGGTGCCTGTGTTCACGGCGCGCACAGCCATATAACGTGATTCGTCGGTGGAAGCTTCGACGGCCAACACGCCGCCAGGCGGCATTGGGTCGGCAGTCTCAAGGGCCGCCCACAGCCCTTGTTCCAGCCAGCCGTTACTGGAAGCCGTGAACAGGTTTACTGATCCGCGCAGGAAGGCCGATCTGTTTGGGGCCTTGGCTTCAGCTTCGATTGTGCGCAGCTCAAGCGTGGAACCTAGCGCGGGGTTGGCGTATGCCCAGGCGTCCGCGGTCATGGGGTCGAGGCCGCTGGGTGGTTCCCAACTGGCAAAGTACATGGGGCCGATTTCGGCCGCGTCGATCTGCCGTAGCCCTTGCTCACGCCAGCGCAGCATTAGGTGGCTGTCCTGGGTGCCGGCGGTCGAGAACATGGCCAGCAACGGGTTACGCCTGGCACGCTGCGCCGGCAATAAACCTTCATCTACGGCGGCCTCGGACACTGACCAACATTCATCGACCACGCATAGGTCG